TGTCTAACCCACGGTTTGTCACCTATTAGTCTACCTAAGAAGTCTTGTGGATCGTAACTACCGGCATGCCATAAGCCACCAATAGTAATGTTAACACCTAGTAACTCTGCCATATACTTTAATTGTATAACAGTAGGGTTCCAAGCATCTGTGTATAAGAAATAGTCCCCATCGGCTACTTGTCCATTACAGAACATTTCACCGATAGTTTCTAGTTGTTTACTTTTGTAAACGTTTGTACCACCGAAGTTGAGAAACGCCCCAGGCGTAGTTGCCTGAGGAGTCTCACCGCCACTAATAACATTCACATTAACATTTGTAGATCGTTTGAGCTGTGTAGGAAGGTAATCCTTCCATTGCTTGGTATAGCGTGTGTCTACAGCTTCAATGTCTACAATGTGAACAGTCATTAGAATCTCCGTTTGTTGTTAAAGTTCTTACCTGAAGAACGAGTTTTTGATTTAAGGTGATTAACATGCCTTTGATATGAACGCCATTGGTATGATCGTTCGTTATACAAATCCTTTTCATTAAAATGAAAAGCCACGTTTTTAGCATCGCCCACGTAGCGACAAAAGTCCTTGAAATTTTCCAAGTCTCGAAAAACTTTGTCATAGGCTTGCTTATTAAAGTCAATTGCCATTTTTTAAAATCCTCTATCAATAGCATTTAGGTGGTTGGTGAATATTTTATTGTGCAGCCGTTTTCGTTGTCTTCTGCAACGCTAATTTCTACAAACCGGCCAGGGTACTTTGCAGAAATTTCTTTATACAAGTCGTCTGCCATCATCTCGCAGCTCTTGTAATCTAGATCAAGCACTGACGAACTACTGTCAATGTTTTGATATAATCTTTCAAGCCAACGCTTGAACTGGATGAATTCGATGTCTCTATCGTTGTGGAACACTTCGATGCACACCCGGAAATGGAAGATATGACGATGAGGAACACCAAGGAACGAAACATCGTCCCAATCGCCAGTTGCCAATTTTGGATCACTATCTGCTCCTGGATATTTATGAACACCTTCTTTAGTAAAGGTTACCCATATACTTCTTTCAGCATTATTTAGTGTAGTTTCCATATTCATTTTATTATTGTCCTCTCGTGTTCTACGTAACATGTAATCATAATAACGTTCTTGCATAGTATTAGTATACTTTCTTTATAACGGTTTGTCAAGTGAATATTTACTCCAATCAGTAAATTTTTCTCTATCCATTAGGTCGTGTAGGCTATGGCACCAAACACCTGGGTTAGATGCTTTAAAGTCTTTGTCGTCAATTTTAATCATTGCATTGTATCCCCACTGTTTAATGTAAGGAACTACAACACGAAGTTGTGGAATAAAGTAATCGCTCTCGACTAAGCCACCATCTAAAAACCATTCTAAGTTAATAGTACTAGGAATATCTAAACTACATAAAATACCTTGATCAGTAAAAGCACGGATCATTAGATCCCAGTCTTCGAAGTTGTCTGATGTTACAGGATTATAACTATGATTAGCACCAAAGAAGATGTGTTCGCACTGTTCGTTTGTATAGTGTTTCATAATTTCGTTGTAGTTTTGAACATCAGTAACAAACAATGTTTTCATATTAAACGCAGGAGTCTTTTCAACTTCTACACCTGTAAAGAATATCGGAGTATCACTTACACCTGTTTCATAATCACGTTTCATATTGTTTTTAGCCTCGTTTCTAGTCGATGTATTTCGTCTTTATACCAAAGTTTTTTAGTTTTTAATCGGTTAATTTCACTATCGCTTGCAAATGTATTATACATGACTTTTATCTCTTCGTCAAGTGTTCTATGCTTTTTGTATAGCTCTTGTAAATAGCCTGCTATTTTATTGTGTTCATCTGTGAAGTTGCTCATCTGTCAATTCCTCTAACTTTGCTTCATCAAATTCAATATCGTCAGCTTCTGTTTCAGGCTGATCAAATAGCTTATTAAACATTGGCTTAGCGGATATTGTCTTCTTCCCAATCGCGCCGCGTGTGCCTGGAACTTGCATCCAAAACGGTCGATACTCTACAATCTTAGCTAACGATAGTTCTCTAGTAGGTTGTTCAAAAACTTCGTTAATCATGTCTCGTATTGTTTGTATTTGGAACTTACTACCCATTAACATCTTAGGATTGTTGCCAGCATCGTATTGTCTGTTAGCTTCTTGTACAGCATTTATATGAGTCCATACATTATGACCCATTTGTATAGCATAACTAAAACTATCCCAACTTGTAGAATCTCTGCCACGTATAGTTGTGTTACCATCAGCATCTAATAAAGGGTTACCGGCTTTGTCTAAATCAACTCCGCCTTTAAGTACTTTAATAGTACCAATCTTATTAACATCACCAACAGCGTATGTACAAATGTCATTAACTAGTAGTCCGTCACTTAATGGTGAGTCTTCGAAGGTTTTAAAGATACCGTCTTGTAGCGTTGCATCTTTAAATGTACGTGTGTCAGTTGCATACTTTAGTTCGTCTACACTAGGCACCATTCGGTAAGTCCACTTACCTTGTACAGGCGTTTCAACTGATGTATAAATCTGTCCATTTGCTGTAGCAAGGAACGGACTAGCACAATCAAAGGTAACCATAAACGTTGGGTTATAGTGCTTACGTACAGCTCGTTGTACGTCTGTAAGCAACGTTGCCCACTCTAGTTTACTTGTGCCTAGGAAGTGCATTACATCGTGTATGCCGCTTTGTAGTAAGCCATCGTAATGACATGTAACAATACGTTTAAGCAATAGTTCAACATCGCACATGTTCTGACCACCCATTGACCACCCATTAAAGTGATTGTCTGGATACTTAACTGGATCGCAATAGTCTTTCATTTGCTCATACCAGTCTTCTGCGTCAGCAAAGTTTTCACCTTGTAAAACGTTTAAGAACTTGCATGCGCCTGTTCTGTGTTTCATCCAATAGTCATTGTTAATGCGTGTTGCTACAACAGCTTCCTGATATGTACTAATACCCGTTGCTTTTGCACCAGCCGGTGAACGTGCTACCCAGGCTGGAATATCAAGTACCATGCCATAGTCCATATAGGCGTCCATCCAACGAAGAACACCATCACGTTTCTTTTGTGCTTTAGGACAGTTAGGATCTTTCCAATCACCTTCCCAAACACCCTTACCAATCTGGAAGCCACCGCTATCGCCTAGTAACCAAGTGTTTTCTCTATCTCTATTCCTTACCATGTCTTCTTTAGGGCTAAACTTGTTAACATCTAAATCAGCATGTCCTGCAGAGTAGAGCGTCCACTTGTACTGGAACGCTCCTTCTGTTTTATTAAGATAGTTAAGACTTTCTACACCATTCTGGAAGTTAGCTGGGATACGAGCATCTTCAATGTAAGGACCTTTGACAGGATCAGGATGACGCTGCTTGCCTACATAAGTTGCATAGAAGCCACTAAGTGCGGGCAAGAAATGTGCGTAATCGTTTTGTGCTGTGGTTAGGTCTTTGTTCATGCCTACTTACTCTGCGCCGGAAGGATGTAGTCGTACTTGACCATGCCGCTATCTACAGTAATCATCATTGCACCTTGATCACTAATGCTCATTGTTGCATCACCGTCAAGACTTAAAATGCTTTGCACTTGCGCTACAGGCCAACTCCATGTATGCTGTAGTGTACCTTCAACTCCATGCTGGAATACAAACTCGCCTGCGTGTGTACTTGCATCACCAAAGCTGAATACTAAGTTACCGTTGTCTGTCTTTACATTAAACGTAGGCTCTTCGTTGTGTGCTGCACTCATTAACTTCATACGTGCAATACTAGCCATACTTGGGTTAAGTGTAACATTCCATGATGCACCTTTAAACGTAACAGTCTTAAGTTTTTCTTCAATGATTGCTTTGTTCATAAAGCGATAATCATTTTCAAAGTCACCTGCCGCATTTTCAAAGTGAATATGTGTAGGAATAACTTCGCCGTTGCGTTCTGCTTGGATAACATCAATCTTTGCATCTTTCTGATACTCAGGATTTTTTAAATGCAAACTTAGTTTATCTAAGTTGGGCATACCAAATGTACCTGTAAACTCTGCAACAGGATTATTTGTCGATGCTGTTAAAATAACAGATCTATCTTCAGCCATGCTTTCGACTAAAGTCTTTTCGTCACTAGTTACTTTCACTATACTTAAAAAGCCTAGTGCGTGTGTGTGGGCTACAATGTCTTGTAAAATATCTTTCATAGGGGTTCTCCGTTTGTAATGTTTATTATATTGCCTTTATCTTCTTTTGTCAAGAAGTTTTCTATAAAGTATTTAGGTTTCCAGCCTAAGTCCTTAATTTTTTTTGTATTAGCACATGTAAATGTCCTTTCTCCCGGTGTATTTAGGCGAACTGGCACATTAGGTGCTAAGTCTTGAATACGCACAGGTGCGCCTGTGCCTATATCAATTGTTCCATTTACGTGTGTTGCTTTAATTAAAATTTCAATAGCATCAAGAACATCTTGTAAATGTACAAAGTCTCTATGGTGCGTAGTTACATATTCTAATCTGCCTTCGCGTAACTTTTTAAAGAACATATTTTCTCGCGGACAGTTATCACTATACACAGTATGAAAACGCATACCTAATGTATCTGAATAACGTTCGGCAAGTTCTTCTAGTACGTACTTAGACGCCGCATAAGGGTTCAAATCGGGCTCGTAAGCACTTGAACTACTTGCGTACAGTATACGTGTATCCGCATACTTTTCAAACAGTCTACGACTTGCTTCGATATTGTTCATCCAATATCCTGCGGGGTCTGTTAAACTTTCACGTACTCCGCTTTTGCCTGCTAAATGAATAACTAACTCAATGTCCGCAGGCCACTTATCATAATACAATAAATCTTGATCTATTGAATCAGCAATATCTATTGTATGGACTTTATGATTTAATCGTGCAAGGCGTGTTAATAACGCACTTCCAATAAACCCTTTATGTCCTGTTAATAAAATGTTCATTTGTTTTTCACTACACTTTCACGTAAATGGGATGATGAAAATCTGTGATCTCTGTTGTTAAAGAATAATTCAATATCACGTTTACGGCAAATATCTTTACCAGTAAACTCTTTATCTCTATATTCTTCACCTAGTATACGCACATTAATAGTATACAGTTCTAAAATATCTTCTAGATCCTGTTCTGTACCGTACGGAATAATTTCATCTACGTAACTTACAGCCTTTAATTGTGTGTATCGTTCTACAACAGTTTGGATAGGTGCATTCTTTTCAGGTCTATCTGAACTTGGGTCAACTTGTAACCCGCATATAAGATAATCACATTGTTCTTTTGCTTCACGTAACATTTGTACGTGTCCTGCGTGTAACAAGTCAAATGCACTACATGTAAATCCTACCTTCATAGTCTACTCTTCCCATTCATGATTTTCTGCTATTGTCTTTAGCATTGCAATTAATTCTTCAATAGTAGTTAGATCCTGTTCACTTTCTGTATCTACTTCTACTTGTATATTAATTTTCATATTATTCTCCGAAATCAAACAAACTTGTAAACGTATTATGTCGCTTAGTATCTTCTAATGGATAGTTTAGCACACCAATTAAGTTGTCTAGTTTGTTATCAATAATAGTCTCCGCCATTGCTGCATCATCAAACGGAAGTTCTTTAAACCATTCTGGAATACGTAACTCGTCAGTTGGATATGCAACACTAGTATAACCTAGCGGATTCTGTTTTAATTTACAAACAATAACTTTCATACCGTCAACGATCTCTTGCGAATATTTGTCGCCGTTCATACGTTTTAATGTATTCCAGTTAATGCTTGCCCGTACATGCCCAGGCATATTTGCCTTGCCTTGTTTTTCTTCTAAGCGTCGATAGTGTCCAACTTTGTTTGCACGTTTTGGACTACCTTTCTCCCAACCAGGTCGATTACTAAACTCCTGACGGAATTGTGTAATACGCTCTAGCACATCTTCTTGCGGCTTATCTGTAAGCACCATAAGTAATAGTTCACTTAAAAACTCTTGCATAAACACAGGTGTATCTGATCTACGCAAGTCTAAGCCCATTGCTTTTACCTTACCGGCCTTACCATCAACGTCTGTTCTAAACCCTTCGTTGTCAATGACTAGTGCCGCATAACGCTTCTTAGTAATAAACAACCCCGACTGTGCAATAATTTCACGTCCTGCAGCAATAACATCACTACGAGTTGTTGGACAATGAAATGCGTCTGCCATAAACTTTGGAAACGTTGTGTTTGCTTGTTCGCATACTTGATCCATAAGTGCAATACACTTTTCTTTAGACCATTCAAGTTTACCACTATCGACATCATCTTTTAACATAGGCCAAGCACTAAAGTAACATGAGTCAGTATCGCCATATACCATAGCCTTGCCAACATGATCATACTCGCCTGTAATACAGTTGTTTACTTCAGCACTCATGTGTTTAACAATAAGTCGGCCAGTAAGTGTAGTTGATTGACCAATACGTTTATCAAAGAATCTACAACCAGGATTAAGAATAGCACCATACAAACTGTTCAAGTTAATCTTCTTAACCAACTGTCGCTTGTCCCAGTACTCGATCTCAACAGCATTACCTGCATCTTTTGCTTTCTTTAACATCTTCTGCATATCTTTACGTTCAGCATACCAACGTTTTAGTAGTCCAGGAATAACACCTTCAAACTCTGTAGTAAAGATTGTACCGTTACTACTAAGCATCCACGGATTATGATTATCAAATACTAATTTGTATATCTCTGCTCCGCTCATTACTTCTGTTTGGCCATTTTCAAAGTCTACAGTAAGTGCAATGTCTTTGCGTTGTTCCATAACAGCTTCGTATTCTTCTGTACTAAAGCGACCTTCCCAACTACCAGCAAAACTCTTCTTCTTTAAGAACATGTCTTCATGTACACGAGCATCACTAATCTCTGGACGTATCTGTCCAACAATAGTTTCAGGCGCCATATTTAATGCACGAATCACTGAAGGATACAGTGAGTTCAAATCCATTGACGCAACCCATTTGTGCAAACCCTTTTTAGGAAAAGCAACATATGCGCCAGCTGCTTGTGTAGCTTCGTCGTCACGCTTTTGTCTATTAGGAACTTGTAAGCCCCTGTTGTGTGCTTCGTTAACAATGCCTTGTTCAGTAACAGCAACAGCCCCCATAGTAGTCTGTAGTAACACAGTGTTTTCGTGTGCAACAGTGTTACTTAGATCAATAAAGCGTAGCTTCTTGTCTAGTTTGTCTAGTAGTGCGGTATCTTGTATGTTATATTCAATAAACTTACGAAAGTCATTGTTGTATAACTGATCAAGTGTGCCTTCGTATGCAACTTTCTTTTCACCTACTTCGATTTCACCAATAGCATCTAATCGATATGTGTGACGTTCTTCATATGTGTACTTACGATATAAGTTCAAGCTATCTAAGTGTACACGCCCAACTAGATCAAATGTTTGACTTAGTTTGCCATACTTTTCGTACTCACGCTTCTTAGGAAGTTGTCCCCACAAGCAGAATCTACGTGTGTCATCTTTGCTTAGTACGCGACTAGTTCTGTTTACAGTATAAGGAATATCATAACCCTCACTGTTCCAGCCACTAAGTACATCAGCGTCTTCGATTAGTGTTAAGAAAGTGTCGATCATGTCGCCTTCTTTCTCAAACAACATTACATTGTCAATGCCTTCAAGTTCTGCTCTTGCTTGCTCCATAGTAAGTGTCTTAGGAGGAACAGCAATACACACCATTGTGTCAAGCCATTGCAAATATACACTTATAGAAGTAATAGGCATAAACGGATCACTAGGATCAGCAAAGCCTCGCTCTGGATCGAAGTCAGTCTCGATATCAAAAAAGGCAATGTTCATCTTAGGACCATCTTGGTTAAGATAGTTTTCACTTAAACATTGGAAGATTGGATTGATGTCGCTTTCGAATAGTTGCTTATCTCTGTTAATAGCAACTTCCTTGCGAAAGTCTTTTGTGTTTTTACAAACAATACGACTCAGTGGGTCGCCGTATACACTTTTATACTTGCCGCGTTGGTCTTTATAGTAAAAAGTATACTTTGCTTGATATTCACGGTATTCTCTTTTACCGTCTTTGCGTTCTACAACTCTGATGATGTCAGAGTCGCGATCAAATAGTGCGTCTACGTAGCTCAATTATTTCTCCTTCGTTGCTTATGGCCAACTTAACCATCTACATGCCTAGCTATTGCTATTGGCGTTATATAATATATAGTCTACTAAGAGCTATGATGTTCATCATAATGAACCAACCTGTAAGTATTAATACCCAAGGTAGGCCACGTCTATATGCTCCAAAGAAACTTGCACAACTTCCTACAAAGTAGAACGGTATGAAGATATCTGGTCTTGGAGTAAGTACTGTCCATGTTAATATAGAGCTACCTATAATAACAGCAACAGCACCTAACATCTCTGCGTAGTGTGCGACTGGATCAGATGCAAGACTATTATTCCAAAAGTCTTTAATAGCTTGCAAACTATTTGTCCTTGCCGACAGTTACGACTAATGTTTCAAGATCGTCGAACTCATCGGAAACTCTTTCCCAATCACCTTTTTGTGCAATTTTAATTGCTTTGTTAATTAAACTTGGTTTAATATCAAGCTCTTCTGCTACAGCCTTAACTGTATCTTTTAGACCTGCTGTAAGGTCTTCTACTTCCTGATAGACTGTTACGCCTTCATTTACTAGTCTTTCTAATTTTGCCTTTTCATCGGCACCGAATACACGACTTCCCATATAGGATTCTCCTTTAGTAGTTTATATACTATTATACGGTCTTATGAAGGGTTTGTCAAGAACTTTTTTCGTTTAATTTACGATAAAGCATTTCTTTGATAGATTCCTGAGTAGGATCTTGCTTGTACTTTTGCTTACGAGGTAAAACTTTTGTTTTATCTGTATGCGAACCGCCTGCGCCACTAGTACGTAGTGCTTCTAGATCTTTGTATCCTGTATTGCGCGGCTTTGGTTTTTGTGGTCTTCTGTTCTTTTGTGCCTCGGAATTATACATCTTCTTGCTATTTGCCTTTTTAATGAGTATTAATAGTTCTTTTTTTAGTGCAGGATCTTTAAGTATGTTCTGTATAGAACTTGAATACTTATCAGCTACACTAGTTGTGCCTGTAGTTGGTTTATCTTTACCGCCAAATGTCTTATCTGCCTTTTTTGCTAGGTCATCTTTGCCTAGACCAACAGCGCCAAGATTGTTGTAATTCTTATATCCCTTTTTAAAGGAATCATATGCACTATCAGGAGCGTCATCTGTTTTTTCACCAACTAGTTTTCCTCTAGCAGGATGCGGCGTTTCGTTTCCGCCCGGCTTGCTCTTTTTGTTAAAAGCATCTTTGCCTTTAAGTTGTCCCGGACTTCCAGTCTTATAACCTTCAGTTAGTGTAACACCTGCTAGTTTAGCAAAGTCGTTTACACTGTAATCTCTGTCCATTTGCAATGAACCTTCTGCGACTTGCGCACTTTCATACATAGTGTTACTAACAGTTTCAACTGGTGCTTGTTGCGCATGACCAAGATCAGCCATTAGCTTTGCTTTGTCCTGTGCAGGGTCAGTTGGTTCTATTTGAAACAGTTTCTTTTGAAGTGCGTGAAAATCCATGTTATGCCTTTACACAATTGTCGACAGTCTTACCGCCTTTTTGTTTAGTGCCCATACGCTTGTAGCCTTTCCAGCATACTTTGCCGTCAACACCTTTTTGTTTTTCTTCTGGAAGTGTTTTGTAACTTGTGTTACCACAGTCTGAACACTTAGCAACAGCTTCTGATAATTTGTCAGCTAACGATTCTTTATACTTTTTGTTTTTCTTAGCACGTGAACCACGTTCCGGAAGTGCTCGCTTACCTTCTTCTACTTCTGCTTTACCGCTTGAAATACCATCTAGTGCATCAGGAGCCATTGCTCCGTCATCAGCTTCTTGATAATCCAAGTGATGATAAACAGAACTTAAATAGTCTGAAGCTTTGGTAATCTTTGCTTGTACCCAACCTTCTAAGCCTTCTGATTCACTTACGCCTTTAAGCATCTCGTGTAACTTGATTGAATACTTAGCGGCCTTGTATAACTCGGCACGTGCCATTTGTACTTCGTGGTCTTGCTCAGCCTTATCAGCTAATTCGCCTAAACCTTCTGTTAAATCTTTTTCTCTCATCAGTAACTCCTACTAATATATATTTATCTTTTTGCGACCTTGCCGCCAATTAAATTGTTTTTTATATCTAAAGCGTTTTTAGCTGTTCCGTCTGGATTAGTTGCTTGTGGCGCCTTAGGTAAACCATTCTTGCCTTTTTTCTTTCCTTTAGCATATGCATATGTAGGGTTTACTACACTAGCAACACTACCTGAGCTAGTAGCGCCTGCGCTTGCTGATTCTGCAACACTAGGATCATTACAGTTGCAATGTTCACAATCTGCTGAGCATTTACAATCTTCTCTTTTAGTATCAGCACCACAGCACTTGTCTGAACAGTGTGTGTCTTTTTGTGATTCAGTTGCAAGTTTTGGTTGCTCTTTGCTAGACTTAGACAAATAGTCCCAAACCTTTTTGCCACCGTATAGTATAGCAACAGCAGCTAATACGGGTATTCCGTACTTGGTGGTAAATTTTGCAACTTTAGCAAAACCTGCACTACCGAGTGCAGCCATTAGTTCGTCTTTTACAGCATCAATACCTTCACCGGCTCTTTTTATTAGTTCGTCAATACCATCACCAGTTTTCTTAGCAACGTATGCGCCACCGCCTATTGTAGTAGTTGCTATTGGACGTTTAAGAAGTGTGTTAGCTGCACCTTTGGCAACAGTACCTGTGCCTTTAGCAACAACTTCTGCACCTTTCTTGGCTACATTAGCAGCAACGCTTCTTTTTGCAATTATCCTTGCACCTTGTTTTATAGCCCACGGAGCAGCTATCCTTACACCAGCTATTAGTGCTGGTATTAAAAGTGGAAATGCTTCGTTAACTTGTGTTGAATTACGAACTGATGTTACTTCATTTATTTTCATGTCTATCTTCCAAAATGGTTTTCATTACGTTTGTTGCGGTGTGTACAAATAAACTAGGCGCAACACCATGTATTACTAGCGCCGGGATAACTAACTGCAATTGGATCGCTGCCTTTAAAGCACCCTTCATATGCTGAAACTTAGTTTCGCCAACTTCTTCTAAAT